CGGGAGGGTACTCATGGGCTTTTCGGTGATTTCAGACGCGATAAAACCCTTTTTCTCCATTTCCGCAACAGTTCTGCGGGTGTATTCGAGGGTGTATTCCTTATCCTCGAAAGTGAAAGTCAACTGTTTACTCATTGTTCTGTCCTCCTAAATTTTCTTTTACTCTGCCACAGTGATAGGGGTAGACGGTGCGATAGTGACGGTCATATCAACGACCTCATTCACGCCGCCGCCAACAGGGAACGCGGAAAGCTGACCCTTAAACTCGAACTTGCCGTCAGAGCCAGTGGGGGTCAAAGTGCCGCCAGTTTCCTCACCGCCAAACCACACAGCATAAGACTCCTCCTTGCCCTCAAGAGCCTTGAGCTTGGCAAAGTCAGCCTTGGTGTAGTTCGCGGTGAACTCAAGCGCGTCAAGGGACTGAATACCGGGGATATAGGTCTGCATTTTGTCAGACAGGGTAGTGGTCTCCAACATCTCCGGCGCACCGCCGAGGTCGGGGAAATCCTTAATGTCGATAACCTTTTCGTAGGTTTCACCTGCGGTGGCTTTCTTCATAAGGAAAATCTTATAGGTGGAAATAGCCATGGTTTTTACCTCCTGTAAATTGTTTTATTTTTGGATATTACTGCCCGGTAGCGTCCGAGCATACGATAAATGGTCGCTTCATCTTGGTTTGGTACGGGTTCAAGCATTGTCCGGGTGAAGTTCAGTTCCAAAAGCAGTTCGTCAACGAACGCCGCCAGTGCCTTACACTCCGCTTTTTTACCCGATGTCTTATTGGAGTAGACATTTACCTCGTAGGTCACAGCCACATGATTTTCGTGTCCCTCCGTGGTCTGAGAGTTGCGAAATGTGGCATTGTCTATCTCAACAATGGAGATAAAAGGAAACGAGGAGGGTGACTTGACATATTCGCTCATAATGAGCAGGTCGGGACATTTCTTCTCGAACGCCGCATAAACCTTTTCCGATACTTCGTCAAAAATATCGTCTTCCATGTCAATCATTGAAACACCTCCCTCGCTATCTCTGCGATTTCATCACACACGGTCTTTACGGCGTTATACATCGGCATGGTAGCGGGTGCGCCGTGAGTCAAGCGTAGCTTGCCGTCCTCATAGAATCCCCACACATCTTTTTTACCCATGCCCTTACCGTAACCGCCGATGGTGAATCCCAATTCAGACCCTTTCGGGTGTGGAGAAGTACCCGCCGAGCCGTTGTAATGAACACCCGCGCCGAACTCGACCCAAACCGCGTCCTCACCTCGCGCAATAACGAGAGTGATATTGTCGCGTTGGTCGATACTCACATCGACCTGTGCGGTACGCTGACCGCCTTTCAACAAATCGTCCACGACAGCTCCCGCAAATCCGTCCCGTGACAGCTCTGCAAGCCGTTCCGCTACCCGCTCTCGTAAGAGGTCGGTCTTACGGATAATATCCTGCTTATACTGTTCCAGTTCCCGCATTGCCCTGTCGATGTCACGCACAGACAGCCCAAATCGAATAATCTTTTTACCCACTGACCGTCACCTTGCTTATGGCGATTGATACGCTGTTCAGACTCTTTGCGACTTTCTTTACCACATAATCGTGAGGAGTGATTACCTCACTCGCGTCATTGACCTTGAGTGAACCGTCCGCATTGAGTATCGGTAAGGTATCGACCCATAAGACGGAATACTCGTCAATAGGCGGCGTAATGAAATCCATCACAACTACCTTGTCATAGGACTCATTCTCACCGAACTGTCGCGTCTGTGTCTCGCCTTTTGCGGCTGAGATATTAGCGTGTCCCTCGATGGGATTGCCGTGAATGACCTTGTACTGACCTGTTTTTCTGCCTTGTTCGTTAAGGATAGGTTCTCTGCCCTCGTAGAGCGCGTAGTAAAACTTCACCTTATTTCGGTTCATGCACCTCATCGAATCACCCCGCAATGTGGAGTGACCGCCTTGAGCATGGACGCGGGAATATCCGCGTTCTCATACTGTCGTGTAATGCCGTTTTCGGTGTGAGAGGTCTGTCCCTCTGCACCCCGCTTATTGAGCATATAGGCGGCGATTTCGATTTGCAGGTACTCGTATTTGGCGGGAACTTCGGTCACAGTATCGTCATACGGGTACGCTTTTGCGAGAATCTTACTGCCGGACAATTTAAGGTAGGTGGACAACACTTCGTCCGTGTCAGAAACACCGACCATAGCTTTCAGAGCCGCCAGTTTTTCAATATCGGTCATGCTGTCCTCCTCCTCATCGTTTACTCAGTATCGCCTGTGTTTTCGGGTGCTTCTTCGATTTCTTCAATGAACACCACGCCATACTGGTTCTTGCCCTTTGCCAACTCAAGAATCCGAGTCTTAGTCGGCTTCGGAGCGTCAGCGGCGGGGTACTCATCACCGATTTCGTAAAGGCGATTGTTGTCCTTTGCGTCTCTAAAGTTACTTACAACCTTGTACATATCGCTGTCCTCCATTTCTCACGATTATACGGTCGGGGTGACAGTAATCTTCACTGCCTTGGTCGCGTCAGTCAGAGCGGCAAGGTAATACTTACGAGACCAAATGCTGTTCTCGCGGGTATCAGCGTCACGCTCCTGCTCGATTTCAGTACCCTTTTTGTTAAAGAGGGTAACAGCTTCACGAGTACCAACAATGATAGTACCCGTAACCGCGTCTTTCTTAGTGTACAGGTTCACACCCGCAACCGTACCAACATAGCCAGTACGCGCGAAAGACTCAACATACTTGAGGTCTTCTTTCAGAGCCTTACGCAGTTCTGCCATATCTGCGGCGTTGACAAAGCCAAAGATAGACACACCCTCGATTTTCTCAAGGTTCAGCTTCGCAACAGCGTCCGCAAAAGCACCAAAATCATACGCCTTGGCACTGACCGCAAGGGTAGCCTTGTTGAACTCCGCGAAAATGTCCGCATTGACTGTGTTGAACATATCCGTACCCATGTGACGAACACCAACGGGAACGAGCATGGGGTCGGTCATTTCCTGCTCGTCATAATACTTGAAGCGGTTCTGAGCAAGCAGAATCTTGTATTCCTCCGGCGTATAGGAAACCTCGATGGACTTGGTATTGCCCTTACCCATCTCAAGTTTCTCCGTGCCGTTGGTAGCCTTGTAGACATTGATTTTGCGGAGCATACCCGCCGTACCCACCAGAGAGTTGTCAACAGTACAGAACTGTTGCAGGTCAAGGTGGGAGTTATACTGGTCTTCAACCTCATTGGAGAGGTAGAAATTATCGTAAATCGTATGAGCCATTATTCTTTACCTCCTGTGTAAAGTTCTTTATATTCCTCCGCGTGTTCCTGCGAAAACTTATGTCTGTCGGCAGGACTCATTTCACGGAGCTTTTTGAGTGTCATGGTCTTAGGGTCTCCATCGGGTGTAGGTTTCGGAGTATCTTTCAGAGCTTCCGCACGAATCCTCTTTTCAAAGGACGCGAGGTGCTTCTTCTGATTGGCAAAGACCTTTTCCAAATTGCCGTCTGCCATAGCTTCCGCTGTCTCGTCAGCCAAACTTTCCTCATAGCCCAACGCGACCAACTTTGCCTTGTTTTTGGAGACTGCGCTCTCACGCAGGAGCTTGTTGTACTTTTCCTCAAGCTCGTCACGCTCCTCCTTTTCTTTCAGCTTGGCGGCTTCGTCCTCAGAGAGCTTATCCCTCAGTTCCTTTTTCTTCTCAGCCAGTTCGGAAGCAGTCTTATCAAACAGCTTCTTATCCACATAGCCGGAATAATCGGGGTCGGGAATGTCAAATGCTTCCAAAGCCTTGAGCTTATCCTCTGCGGACATTTCGGCGTAACCCTCAATTTTGCTTACATCAATCTTTGCCATAAAATATTCCTCCTTGCGTTTTTACGGGTTCTCTCCCGTTATTGTGCGATTTAAGGTTTCTCTACCTATTTGCGATTAAAGTCTTCTCTGACTATCTCAAACGGTCAATGCCGCCTAAAATCATTTACCGTCCCCACTGTTATTTGTATTCGGGTCGGGAGTTGGGGTCTGCTCAATCACTTTCGCCTGTTCCTGCTCGTAATACTTCACACTCATTGCATAAGCGCGTTCGGGGTCGATGAACAAGCCGGAATGTTGGAAAGCAAGAAGCGGGTGGATTTTCGGGTTATCGAGCATGGTCGTAAGCACCTGCGACTTGCTCTGAATGTTCTCGTAATTGCGGCGGGTGAACTGTAACTCAATGTCCTTGAGGGCAATATCGAAATCACTCAGTTCACGGCAGATACGCAACACGAGCTTGAGCATTTTCTTTTCAGCCTTTTTGAACATATTTTCGCTGTCTTTCGCCCTCGCTTCCGCGAGAGACCAACCGTCTCGCAGAAGTACCGCCGCGCCCGTGTCACTCGTGGAGCTACCACCGTTACGGTTCGGCATACCGCAAATTGTGAGAATGGAATTGTAGCAATCCTCTTTCAAGGTCTGTGTCTGTGTCTGATTGAGGTCGGTCGTGACAACTCCCACATCGGCGTTCGCACCGTCCACAGACTTTACCTTGATTGCACCGAGGGTAAGGAACTCCTCGTACTCTTCTTTGGTGATGTCACAGTTGATAAACTTGATAAACGCCTGTACCACCTGCTCAACACCGTCCATGCGGTTGGAGGTGATGTTGTTCATCGTATCGAGGAGGGGGAGAACAATCTCGAACGAGCCGAGCCGAGCATTATTCGCCGGGTACTCGAAAATGGGAATCATGTTCAGCGCATGAGGAGTGGACTCTTTCAGAATACCGTCCTCCACGAGATAATAGCGGTTCTCCGTATAAATGGAGTAGCGTGTAATCTCGTTATCGTCCTTGCTGTACTTCACCGCCATAAGCGGCTTGTTGCCGATTTCGTTGGAATACACCACAAAGGTATCTCGCGGGTCGAGCGTATACAGCTCAAACGGAGATTCATCTTCCTCGCCCCGTGCGTCCGGCAGAACCAGTCGGAACGCTGTTCCGCAAATCATCTGCCATTCCACAATCTCTTGGTCTTGGGACGCTTTATCCTCCGCGAACATCAGCTCATTCAAGCGGGTAATCGCCGCCGTAACGGACTCCTCGCCGCTCTTGCCGACATATTGAATGGGTTCTCCGCACAGATACCCGACCTTAAAGGACACGATTTCATTCGCACGGTTTTCTACAATACGATTGCAGATTTCCGGGCGAACCTCCTTGGTGCGGTTCAAAATCGGTTGCTTACCCTTGTAATACTCCCAAAGATAATCAATCTCCGAGCGGTTCAGAGCGTGAATGGACAATGCTTTGCGTAACACTTCCACGACATTCTCATCTGTGATTTCGGTGACGCTACACTTGATAACTCTGCGCCCGAACATCTGACGAGTCTCTGCCACAGGCTTGGAAGTGTCAATTACATTTCCCACATTTGTCCCTCCTCTCCGAAAAAGTAAAATGGCGCACGACCGCCGAGAACTTTCGTTCCCGCGCAATCATGCGCCACTCAAAACAATCTATTTCTACACTTACAATTATAGCATACTAATTCGTAAAGGTCAATATTCTTGTTCTTCTTTTGCGAATTATATGTGGAAAACTTTGTGTGAAATGTGAATTACCACGGGCGTTTGAATACCTCGACTTTCTGACCGCTCAAAGATTGTGCGTATTCGGCAAGCATAGCCATTCCATCGGGTACATCATCGTGCTTATTCTTACCTGCGACAGTATAGGAGCAAAGCATATCCATCATCTTACCATAGTCCGACTTTCTCTGATAGAGGGAAGCGTCCTTGAACAGACAATGCTCCTTGACCCATGCACTGTTGACGATGATTTTCGTCTCCTTGTTGGCGGTAGTGAACTTGGTCGTGATATGTGTAATGCCGTTTTTCTTCTTGACCTCCTCCTGTATCTTCTCAGCCACGCGCCGACCTGCGGAGTTGGACTCAAAACGGCAGGATTTGACCTTATCTCGCACAAGGATTTCCACCAACCGAGCGTCCACGATGTTTGGTAGCCCGTTGTCGCATACACAATCGTCAATATAGTAGTCCTGTCCATACACATACGCCACGGGTAGGAAAGCGTAGTCCGCACCCTTGTCCTTGGTGTCGCAGATACCGATAATCGCGTCTGCGTCCTCTTTCGGCAGGTCAAAGTATCGGCGTAGCTCGTCCGGCGAATAGACCAAGCCCTCACGCTCAATCGGTTCGTTCATATACAACGCCCTCCACGAAACATCGTCCATAATACCGCGCTGTTCGCGGTAGAACTTGGTGGAGAACCCGACCCCGTAGGCGTAGTCAAAGTTGGACTCATCGTTTTCGTCCATAGCGGGAACAACGATGAACTTTGCCCTGTCGCTGTCCATATACTCCCGCTCCAATCGACCGATAACATCATGCACCGACCATCGGGTAGCGATATGGAGTTCCTTACAGTGGTCTCCGATTTTACGCTGTCTCAAGTCCGTGGTGTAGGTCTCCCACAGCTTGTCCAGTCGCTCCTTGGATAGCGCGACCTCAATACCGGACACCAAATCGTCACAGTAGAGGAGGGTAGCCGCACGATATAGACCCGCATTGCCCGTACCGATGGAGGTGAACTCCAATGTTTCAAAACGCTGTCGCTTGTCAAGGTCGATACGACAATCTTTCGCGTTCGTGTTGGAGACCTGTATATCGGGAAATACATCGTGCCACAGGTAATCACCATTTGCGTCAAAGATACGCAGACATTCATCATACACACCGCGCACGAACGAATTGGAGTGAGAACCCGTCAGCATAGGCTCGTTCGGAATCCTGCCGCCGAGCCAAGTAAGGTAAAAGATAGCAAGGGTGGTTTTACCGCTACCGGGTGGCAGACTGACCGCGAGTAAGTCCAATTTATCGTCTGCAAGCTCCTGTAGTGCGTCCACCACCTGTTTCAGCACCTTGCGGCGCGGCGGGTAGAACTTCTTTTTCGGTTCTCTGTTCCACTCCACATAGAGTAGATAGCTGTCAAAATCATACGGCGCGGCGGCAAGCAGGACACGCTTGTGTAGTCCGTACAGTTCTTTGACTTCCTCCTCAGAGGAGAGCGGGTCGCTGATAGCTCTCTCGCACTCAGCCGACAACAGCTTGAGATACCTTACCCCAAGCGGAATGTCCTTTTTCATAGCTTCCTTGCTCATATAGAGCAGGTCTTCCCAAGTCTGAAAGAGGTAAGAGTCCTTTTTTATTTTTTCGAGAATTTTTGAAAGTAGCTTTTCCATGTTTACCTCCTGCAAAAAGAAAAGCGCATGACTGGTCGAGGTCGAAACCTCAATCGCAATCATGCGCCGTAATCATCAATCGTCATTCTGTTTTCTGATACAGATATTCAAGTCCGTTCTTTTGGTCTCGAATACTCTCAACGGTATCACCGCTTACATAGAACACCATGTAGTAGTATTTCTCCTGCACATTGGAGTAAATCCAGCCCGTGTACCGCTGACCCTCCGCATAATCCTCAATCTGTTCCCAATCATTGAGCTTATTCAGAGAGGAGGGAACATCGGTCTGTGACAGAGCGTTCTCAATGCTCTCTGCCAATTCCACCGAAATACTGTTTTCTTCTGCGAACTTCTCAGCGTCCGTCTTTTCCGCAACGGGTTCTTTCTGACCGCAACCGACCAATGCGAACACCATTACGACCATACACAATGCCAAAATCAGCTTTCTCATACACCGACCCTCCTTATCCCTTGCTGTTTGCACTTACGAAAGAATGTGGACTCCGACAGTCCCGACTGCTCAATAGCGTCTTTCAGCGGGAGAGAACCCTCTTGCCAACTCCGAGCCGCGCCAAGAAATCTGTCCGTCACCGCAATCGGCTTACGCCCCTTGTACTTACCCTCTGCCTTGGCAATCTCAATACCCTCACGCTGACGCTCAAGGATATTCTCTCGCTCCAACTCCGACAACGCCGCAAACACCGTCAGCATAAACCTACCTTGTGGGGTGTTGGTGTCTACTTTTTCCTTGTCAGATACCAGTTGCACACCTCGCCCCGACAGCACCGACACTGTACCGAGTAAATCCCGTGTACTGCGGGAGAGTCGTGAGAATGACTCTACATACAGGGTATCACCCTCACGGAGAAACGAAAGCATTTCATTGAACTGCGGTCTGTCCGTGTTCTTCCCACTGATTTTGTCGAGAAAGACTTTCTCCACACCGAGGGATTTCATAAGCTCCACCTGTCTTGCCGGATTTTGTTCTGCGGTGCTGACTCGTACATAACCGACCCTCATGTACCCACCTCCGATTTACTTTTCTCGCGGGATATAGGTCAACTCAATGTCATACCCAAGGGCTTCCATGATTTCCACGAAAGTCTTGTTCATAATCCCGTCTTTCTTCTTGACGATTCTGTTGACATACTGACCCGTAGTCCCAACTTTCTCCGCAACGGCAAGCTGTGTGATACCTTGTTCCACACACTTGACCTTTACATCGAGTTCAATATTATTGCGTACCATAGTGCGTCCTCCTTTTGTTTGTGAGATTAGTGTAGCACAAGAGAAGATGAATGTCAATACGAAAAAGATAATTTATAGTCCTTTTTATTCTTTTTGAAATTTTCGGCTACTCGCCGTACTCCCTCCCGGCACGGCGGCGGGGCGCGTTCCCCCCTCCGGGGGTATGCCCTCACGCCGTCCCGCGTCCGCTGTCAATAGCATTTCGCGCCCGTGACAGTACCGCCAAAACGCGAAAAACAACCCTATTGAACGCGCCCCGCGCCCCTGTCAATAAACTACACCCGAACGACAGTAACGCCGGACGGCTTGACGGACTCCCAAACGCGCCCCGCATGGGTACAGCTTGCAAGGCATACCGCCCACAACGCAACAGAACGCCCCACAACGGGCATAATATAAGCGGGGTATATCCGTACACCCCTAACGCAATAAAGCCCCATACAGCGCATTACAGCGGCTATAATAGGGCATAGGAAAAGCCCCGCCAATAATAGCGGGGCTTGCCTGTTATTTATTGATTTTTAGCAATTCAGCCAATACCACCAACGGGAAAAGCAAGATACAAATAAGCGTCATTTATTCACCCTCCTATATTATGCGAATGTAAAGCGGCGGCTTTCCGTTGTCCGGGTATATTTCGCGGCTATTTCGGGCGCGTCCTTTTTTAGTGCCGTGGTATCAATGCGGGAGGAAACAACCGCTTTATAACTTGCCTTATGTTCCGTTCCCGTCAAGCTGTCAACGCCTGTTTCCCTCATGTACTGTTTTAGCGCGTCTTTCAATGCGTCAATGTTTGCGGCTATTTCCTCACCCATGCGGATATATTCCGCTAATTCTTTCATAGTGCTATCAATGTTCATTGTTCAACCTCCTGTATTTTCAAAACATGATATTTACCCAACACGGAATAAATAGCGGATTTGTTCGGCGCGTATAGCTCCATAATTCCATAATAGCGGACTTTTACCCAATACACCCGGCAAAACTCACGCAATGAAAACGCCCACCCGCCAATTTTAACAACGGGGTTTTTCAGTGTTTCCACTGTCGCGGATTGCCTGTAATATTCCTTTATGGCGTTTTTATCACCGTTTTTGTATGCCGCAATAGCGACAGCAACGCGGGATTTTAACGCGCTTTCAATCGGCGCGGGTTCCCAATTCACAAATTGCCAATATTTCATAATTAAACCCCTATTCTAATACATTCATCAAGCGGGATTTTGTACCCGTGTACCCTAAAAAATGCGCTGTTTTTCCCGTTTGCGGGGTAGTAGATTTTGCAACGGTGAAAACGCCGCGCGGCTTTCCCGCCATACCAACAACCCGAAACGCAATAAACAAAATCGTTTATACCGTATTCAATGCCCTTTATTTCAAGCCCATTCAAGCCGCTATAATATGCAACGCTTTCCCGGCTTTCGCAATATTCCCGTTTATTCATGGCGTGTTACCTCCTCAATAAATTCACGAATAGCCGCGCGCAACCGGGTTTTACACTTTTCATAATCAAAATTGTAATATTCCCGGATTTTTTCCGCGCCTGTTTCGTACCGTTCCCGCAATTCATAGGACGGGCGAACATTTCCGAACGGTGCATAACCTGTTACAATAGCAACCCCGCCGCCCATATCGTAAATATCAGCCGCCCACCCCTCACGGCGTACCGTGTACGCAACCGGGCTTTCATAATTCAAAAGGTTTTGTAAACCGCAATAGGGAACACAAATAATTTTATTGTAATTCGCCCGAATTGCTTTTTGCGTTGTCTTGAATTTCATTTTTCTTTACCTCCTCAATAATTCGCGGCGCGTCTTGCGTACATTGCTTTTAGACTTTCGGCGGAGGTCATATCCGCGCCGCCGTGGGGCTTTTCCTCCATTGGGAGCGCGTCCCACCACTTTTTACCGCCGCCCGAAATGCCGAACTTTTCAATAAATGCGTTGATATGGCGCATTGTGGTAGCACTGTATCCGCTCCACATTCGGACAAATTCGCCGCTTTTATCAATCTTACAAACTGTAGTATCATAGGATTGTAAAAGCGTTTCCCCGTCCGTTTCAATAACTTTCGCTTTCCCGTAAAAGGATTTTGCGCGGTCATAGCCGCCCGGCGTCAATTCGTAAATTCGCATTTTGTAAACCTCCTATAATCTGTTTTGTGTTGTTTGTTGTCCTGTTGTGATTATAGTATAATTCGCCTTTTCCGAATTGTCAACCCCTTTTTCAATATTTTTTATCTTTTTCGGATTATTTTTTACTTTCCCTTTGCTATATAATGTATAGCCGCCGAAATGGGGAATTTTACTTTATTACTGTAAAGTGCTAATACGAGCGGGGTGAAATCCTCAAAAATCCGTGAAAAATCCACGCAAAAAGACCGCCCAACGGTGGCGGCAGGTGAGCCGCGCTCCCGCTTGGGCGGTCTGCGTGATAGTCGATAGTCGAAAGTCGTTTGAGAGTCGAGAGTCGTTAGTCGCTCTGAGAGTCGCTATCAGAGTCGATGAGGTAACGCTGCCGAATGTCCTCTGCATCATAGTCGGAGTCGTTCTGTTGTTTGGGAGTGAGGACATACTCGGTCTTGTCTTGGTAGCCGTAGTTGTTCTTGCCAAGGAAGATACCGCTGACGGGGTTAATTTTGCCACTGTTCATGTAGGTTTCCCACATATTTTCCATCATTTTGTATGCCTTTTTAATGGTGGCGGTCACTTCGGGCGGCAACGCGCTCTTATATCCCGTACTTCCAGTCACACGGTCATGTGCAATCGCTGTCAATGTCTGTCTACTCATACCATTCAACGCGATAGCCATTCCTGCAACAGTCGGCTTCAAATCTGCCTGTTCATACAACGCAAAATACTCACCCAACCTGTCGGTAACAGCTTGAGCGTCTGTCATATCAATATCCTGCATATTAAACAATGCTATATTGATACTCATAATTTTTGCATTGTCTCCCTTTTCGAGCATAAGCCCGTTATCACCAATGACAGGCGAGTTTCCACCACGGGGCTTTTTCTTAATCACCTGTACATCTTTCTGCTCTTTTTTCACTGCCATTTTCCAATGCACCTCCGTAAAGTCGTATAGTCGCACGAGAGTCCTCTTTTCAAGCCGGAGAGTCCTCTTTTCTTCTTATTCTTCTTGGGTAAAAGTAGTCTAAGTAGTTAAAAATCGGTTTTTGCGTGTAACTTCTTATAGTAGGGATTTTCCTATATAGAGGAAGTTACACGCAAAACCTTAAAAACAACTACTTTGACTACTTGAAAAATCTCAATTCAATCCGAACAAGACTATTTCTCAATCCGATTAGGACAACCGCCTAAAAACATCGGTATCTAATTCAGATAAGAAATTATCTCCTTTGTCTGTACCCCTCCAATTTCGGTCTGAAAATCCAAAAGTCGAAAAGATTATTTTCCAATCCGATTAGGATTATCTCCCTAATGTCGTTTAGGATTATTTTTCAATCCGATTCGGATAATCGAGCTTTTTCATTTTCGAGCAGGAAAGCCACCAACATTTGAGACTTCATTTTCCAACTCGCAAGCCACGACATGAGCGTTCCGTCCAGTATGTGAGAAGTGATTTCCACGGGATTTATGTCCTCAAGCATACCTGCAAGCTCAGTCAGCATTTTCATTTCCATCGGTCTCACTACCTTTCACGAAATGAAGAACAATGTCGTACCCGTCCTCGGTTTCCATCACATCATACGAGTGCGCTTCGTCCAATACATACCCGCTCTCGATGGGGATTTCACGGTTGTACGGGTCGAGATTGTAGGAGCTGTTGCGGTATTCTACTTTCGGGTAAGTTGGGCTGATGTCCCGCCCTGCGGAACAGGCGGTAGCACCAAGTAATACCATCAAGCAGAAAGCGAGAACACCGCATTTTCTCATTTCCATGCGTAACCCTCCTCACAGTCATAGTCGATAACTCGCTTGACCTCTACCGATTTGAGGACTACAATGCGATAGTCTTTCCCACACCTGCGATTGTTGTAGTCATATACGGCATATCTCAAATCGGAGTAGGTACGCATTTCATTGAAGCTCGTTCTCTGTCGTGGGGGATTGTAACGGTAGTCTGTACCATAGAGGAACTTACCTGTCCTCTGATTCTGAATTGCAAACATTTTCGTGCTGTCCCTCCTTAACAGGTGCGAACACGGCGGGGTTGTCCAGTATTACCATGTGAAGCACATTTGCAAGCTCGTCCACCTTTTTCTCATCGTGTTCGGTATAGCCAAGATGGTCGAGCATACCGTGAATCATTTCGTGAAGAAAGTCGGCTTCCATTTTTGCCTGTGCGTTCGGACAGATACGGATAACCAAGTCGGTGTAAGAGATTTCGCCGGAGTAATTTACATTACCCAAGTCGAGCTTGTTCGTAATTTCCACACAGTAGACCTTTGCGCCGATTTTCAGCTTTTCGGGTATCGTCATTTTCTGTACCTCTTTTCTGCGGACTGAATCCGCTCGTAGATGTCCTCAAGGGACTCCGTAACCACGATATAATCCTCCTCGCCGCCTGTGAAACAAACGGCGTTCCTACCCTGTACGCAAGTGACAGCGGTGACGAGGTTGAGATTTACAAGCACCTGCCCGATGGTCGGGCTTGTGAGCCAAATGAACATAATCATTCCTCCTCGAAAACATCTAAGTCGATTGTCATTTCTGTCTCGGTATCGGCAATAGCAACATACCCAATACCCTCACATACATCGACCACTTGAAGACAATCTAAATCATCTCCCGTAGCTTCGATAAAACTGTCGCGGTCAATTTCGACCAGTTTGAAATATCGTGCCATCGTTTTACCTCCTCAGTTGTCCACATTCAGAATGATACAGGGCTTCCAATAGGGGTCATACTCTGCCATTTCTTTTTTCATAAGAGCGTCAAACTCCTCATCGGTGCAATCCCTGTCAGCGAGACTGTCTTCGATAGCTTCCTTGAACTCGTCCCTGTCGGTGAAGCACATACAGTCATTGATAGTTTGAGCGCAATCAAGGAACTCACCCTTATATGCCTTGACATAACTGCAACTCATATATGAGTAGTCCCCGATGTTGGCTTCCTCACCCGCAAACACGATGAGCGGGAGGGTAGGATTTTCACGGATAAGCTGACGCAGTTCGTCAGCAGAATGGAGTAGCCCTGTCGGGCGGCGTTCATCGTTCGTCATTTTTCAAGTCCTCCTTGTCGTTCGCCGCACCTACAAGGGCGGCAAGCTCGTTCATAAATTCATTCGCTCTATCAGTGTCGATGAAAGACCCATACACAGTACAGACATTTCCTTTCTCAACACAGAGACAGGGCTTTTTCCTGTCGGGAAAACGGTATGCGCCGATTTTCACACTACCGTCCACTGTCAGCACTCTCGGCATTATTTGACCTCCTTTAGTGCGGCGGCAAGGCGTAGGCAAACGCCCACATGGCATGCAATGCACCCCTCACCAATGCACGGGTAAAAACACTGTGAGGTAAAATCACCCTGTCCTCTTAAAACTGCCTTATGCTCATCGGTATATACTCTGTACGGGCAAGACTTAAAGCGTCCTTTCTCATCTAAGCAAGAAGCGTTCATTTATACTACCTCCTTGAGCTTCAAGCCCCAATAAATCATAAATCCACTGGAAGTCGATTTACGGTCAAACCATTCGGGGTGGCGTTCCATCTCGGCGTTGAACTTCCGCGCTGACAACACATACGCTCCCTCAGACTTCGCCCACAGCTTGAACGCTTGATACAGGTCTTTCGCCTTGATAATATTGTTCTTAGCGTCAGTCCTGTTGTCAGAGTAGTCGGTCAGTCGTACACAGCGATTTTCAAGGAACTGTAACACAAGGTCGTTGTCCCGCTCATACCGCTCGACCACCTCAGACAAGCTCTTGGACATTGTGAGACCGTTTTCCTTGTACTTGATATATCCGCGCACAAGCCACATGAAAATACCGCTCATAGCTTCCGTGGAGGTCAGCTCGTCCTTGAGGTGAGTGTCCTGCTCCTCCGGCGTAAAGTGCCGATTGAACTCAATCACCTTAATACGCTGAGAAGAGAATAGGGACTTGTCCGTAACCATCGGCAGGTCATTACAGGAGAGCCACAAAGTAAACTGAGGGCGATAGGTGATAGCGGTCTGATAGAGCGCACGAGCGGAGATTTCCTCGCCGCCTGTAAGCTGTTTGATTTTCTCCTCGTCCAGTTTGCCGTACTCGTTGCTCTCGCTCATCGTAACAAACCGCTTGCCTTTCAGTCCGGCAAGGGTAGGGGACGCGGCTTCCGCGTCTTTCTGCCTGTCACCTCGACAAATCATACCGACCGGGGCAACCTTGGCGTAATCCCCAAGCATATACTCAATGGTGTTGAGCAGAGTAGACTTTCCGTTGCGGGTCGTTTTGCCGTGGAGGATAAACATACACTCCTCATTGCTCATACCGAGCATGGAGTACCCAAGAGCGCGTTGCAGAAAGTCGGCTTTGTCCTTATCGCCCTGTGTGACCTCATCAATGAACTGTTCCCACCGCTTACACTTCACATCACGGCGTACTGTGTGCCGGAAACGGGTCTGCATTGTGAGGAAATCGTCCCACCGTGGTTCACGGAACGAGTAGTCCTCCAAAGAGTAAGTACCGTTGAGACAGTTTATGAGGTAGGGGTTGGAGTCGAAATCCGTAGCAGAAATGCGGAGTTCACCTGTTGCGTCCTTGAGTATGCGGTCGCGCATACGCCTGTCACCCATCTTGTTCACGAACGAGGTGTACGCCTTGCGGGTATCATCGTCCGTAATCTCGCCACAATAGAGTATCATCAAGCGAACAAAGTCCTTGATTTTCTCGGAGACAAGGATTGCACCCTCGTCCTTGCGCCACGCTCCCTCAAAGTAGGTGTACCAACTCTTGTGTTCGGTGCAGTACCGCGCTTCACGGTTGTAGAGCATACCGAACAGGTTTGCCATACCCATTTCAGACCACTCAAAGCCGGAGGAGGTTTCGTCTGCCCGTTCGGGGTGATAGGACTTGATAATATACATTTTGTCGGACAGGTCTTCGTCCATAATGCACCTGCCGTTGCTCAGTTCAAAAAGTTCTCTGTCACCTGCCATCTCTAATCTCCTCCACATACGGTAATTGTTTCAGAATTTTGCAGAACTCCCGCCACTCGTCCAGTTTATGACCCTCGCGGTAGTCGAGCATATTCATCACATTTTCATAGGTCATGCTGACTGTGCGCCGCTGATTGTAACTGGACGGGAGGAGCTGAATCATTTGCCACCAATAGCGTTTATCTTTAGTTGCAATAAACTTTGTTCTCGCTCTGTTCAAGAGCGGAATAATGGTATCGTCCAAGCAAGCCAACCACCCGGTCTCTAAGTGTTCATCGGAAAAATCTTCAATGGAGAACTCCATTGCCGCGATTTTGTGCATGGTGGAACAGGAGTTGGCGGTCGTGCCTACCTTGTAGGTATCGAACTCTTTCCACCAATAGAGCGGGGCAGTGATGTCCATGACTGCAAAAATCTGTCTGAGGTACTTTCTGTGTGGCTGACCTCCGACATAAAGCTGTCGCATGAGCTTGAGGTCGTTCTCGCCGATTTTCAAATCGGGAACAAACTCTCCCGAATACGCTTCGTACCCAAAGGAGCTATCCGACCTCGACCAACTGTTCAAGGGGTTTCTCATACCACGGATAGCGTGTTCAAAGCCCCAAGTCTCAATGTTTTCTACTTTAATCATCGGTTGTTTCCTCCCATCAATTTATCAAGAATTTGCTCGTATAGAGACTTGTAAAGGTCTCGCTCCACCTCTGCGTGTGAGCTTTCCTGCGGTGCTGTTTCCTCAATCCCCCCCCCAACGGGCGAGGAGTCGCTGATACCAAGGGACACCCGCAGAGCATTGTCGATGTTTTTCAGCTCTTTCGTGGTGCAAGACTTAATGAATGTGGAGAGCCTGTCTTTCGATACCGTCTGAATATTCTCGCAGAGGGCAGTGGACGGAACACGGCACATCACAGGGACATGGGTGGGGAGCGGTTTCTTTTCCTGTGAGGTCAGAAATACAATCTCCACATTCGGAGAATACTTGTTGTTTGTGTCATTCGACACAATCACGCCGGGTCTCCCCGCTCTCTGCTCAGAGCCAGTGACCGTATAAAACGGCGTTATGTAGAAAATGTCCCCACGGTAATACTCAGTCATTTTATAAACCTCCTTAATCTTATTGAGACTACTTCTTGTCTCTTTACGATTGGAGTATAACACGAAAAAGATTATCTGTCAATATTATTTGTGCAATTATTTATCTTTTTCGTGTTATCTCCCGCTGAACCTGCCGGATAATGATTTCTCCGTCAACATCGGTGAGGAAAGTGAACCAATCCGAGCGGAAGAACCTCTCACACTCCGCAATGCCGGAGGTGTTCCCATCGTCCAACGCTGTGCGGTAATCCTTGACCGCTTGCAGAATAATCGCGTTTATAAGCGCGTGATAGGGTTCGTATTTCATCGTTTGTACCGTGTCACACTGTTACAAATTGTCTGTATCTCACCTCTGTCGAGGGGAGGGTCACAGGCAACTGTGTTGCAGTAGAGCAGTTCGTCATATATCTGTTGCTTACTGTACCCTTGGTTGTGGAGCATACCCGCAAGGGAGGTCAGACAGATATTTCGGCTTCCGTTCGGTATGCGGGGATAGACAGGACGGAGCTTGATACGATTGTTTTCGGGCATTTCCCATATCGGGCAGTAGATACGACCACCAAAGGTCGGAGTCTCTTTCTCCTGTCGGGTATCGGGAAAATACTTCTCGACAATGTACTCAATCGCACTCTGATTTTCTTCGATGGTGCGATAGAGGAGCGTATCGCCTGTCATAATGAAGTATCGGGAGGACTTGTAAATCTCCACACCCGCAAGGTTGTTCTTGCCCTTAAAGGGCAAGTCTCCTTTGAGCAGGATATGAAAGCCGCGTCCGCTCTTGGATTTCTCCGTATAGCTTTGGCACTTACCGATAATGTCAGCGGCAAGCTGAGAGAGAAACCCGTCCTCGTCATATCCCGCGTCAATGTCCACACCTACAAGTCCGTTGTCGTTGAACACGAACCCGCAGTAATCGTAGTGACCCTCTGACACGGATTTGTGCGCCATATCAAAATCAGCCCATGTCTGCGGGTTGACTGAGGACGCGGCTTCATTCTCCCATGCTTTCATCGGGACTTTGCTATCCCCACGAGTACAAACCCACTGATTCAGTTTTTTCAGTTCTGTAGGTATGTTCTCGTAGCAGGTCACACAAGTCCCCTCCTTTTCGCAACTTTGCGTTCAAGCTCATTCACGAGCTTCCAAAGAATATCCTGTTTAATCTCCAACGCAACGGACAGGTTGTAGATGTTATCGGGAATCGTATCTCCCTCACGGTAGATAGTAAGGAGCATTTCCTGTTCCTTGTCCGTAAAGCCTTTCAGTGCGCTATCACAGGCGAACCAATTCTTTTTATCTGCGTCACTGCGGAACTTCGGGTTAGTGTGACGAGCGTAGAAACGCATACAGTGTTGGACATATTCGGAGTAAAATGTTCTCATTCCGCAACGCCCTCCGTTTTACGGGAAGCGGACTTCTTGAACACCTCTCCGGCAAAGTACCACTTATCGTCCACATTGATGGGGTAGCCCTCAATATCGGACTTTTTGACTTCACCAGTGTCGATAATGTGCTGTGCGGAAGCGACCGCCATCTGATTTTTCACAAAATCCTTACCCGTCTTGAGCAGGAAAGCAACCTTACCGTTTGCAGTCTTGAGCTTGTAACTCATTTCTTTTCCTCCTTATTCCATTCGGAAATGTCAATTCCGTAATCTCTCAGTTTTCGGGAGCAAAGCCACGCCTTGTCCTCGTCTCCCATTTCATACCGCTTAACCAGTGCGTCAAGCTCAGTGGAAAAGGAATCGTAAAACGCCCTCAGACGCTTTTTACCGAACCCAAATTTTTCGTGAAGTAACCACAGGATAACCGCGTCCACCTCATCGGCGTTCTTTTTGTCGTACTCCGCGCACTGTCGGAGGATTTCAGCGTCAATCGCTTTCTGCTCCTTGGCAGAAAAATGAACGCCGAAAATGTGACCGTTCGCTCTCTTGAATACCGCCATCGTCAAATCCCTACCACATGAGACGCAAGCATATCTGCTTGGTGCGTCCACAGGACATTCGGGAAAGCGTGTACGGCGCGAGTGTAATCTCGCCATTCTTCTTTCTCAGTAAACGCGCCCATGTGGTATCGAATACAGGCGGTCTCCTCATCGGTCAGCGTTGTAAACTGAGAGAGCAGTATAATGGACTTATCACCATGCCCCTTATACATCGTATTGGGGTTATACTCATATCGAGTAGGTTCACCCACGGTGTACGGAGTGCTGTTGTCAATGCGGTACTGGTCGATTTTGCACAGGTCGTGGAACATACCCACAAGGAACGGACTCGCGGGGCGTTTCCACTTGAGACCGTTCGCCGCCGACAGTTCCACAAGCAGGTTCATCACCATAAAGGAATGGTCGAACAAACCGCCCTCGTAATTACCGTGGTACTTGGTGCTTGCCGGGGCGGTGAAAAATCCGTTTTCCGCAAGCCATTTGAGAAAATCCTCCTTGACGATTTCGGAGAGGTTGGTTGCCATCATAAGGTCAAGGCGTTCTTTATCGGTCATTTCTGCACCTCCTCAGTGAATGGTAGGTCGCAACATTCGGGGTGGTAATTCTGCGTCCACAACGCACCGAGCATATTCCACAGGAACGCTCTGTCGTGAGGTTCATCATCGTCACCACGGGTGAACTTGATGTAGTGGCGTACACCACTGTCGATATAACAGTGGAGGGGAATACCCTTTTGCCAATTCCGTTCACCATATTTGTTGCAACCGTCCTCGTAGTGTTTGGAGACTTCCAACATAGCTGTGTTGAGAGTCCCGTATCGAGCTTCTGAAAAAGACTTGATTGCCTTTACAAGAGAGGTTCTGTTGCCGGAGCGAACATACTGGTCGATGTAACAAAGGATTTCATCGTCCATAATGTCAGCGACAATATCAAGCGGGAGCAGGTCACACCTGCCTTTGCCCTCGCAAATATCGCGTACTGCGCCGGAATCAAACTCTCTGCGGTTGCCACTGTCCTGTAATTCCATTTACGACACCTCCTTTAGAGGGAGGGGAGCTTTCGCTCCCCATACCCATCAACCTCCGAGCAGTGCGTCAAGGTCGAGACCCTTTTTCGGTGCGGCAGGAGCGGGAGCAGTAACCTGTTTCTGAGGGACAGGAGCGGCGTTCTTGTCCTTGCCGAGCGCCAGCGCACGGGACACGGGTTCGGTATCAAAATACTCAGCAGGAGCTTTATCACCGAGATTTGCAAAAGTGACCGTTTTGTTCGGGTCTTTATTGGACGGGAGCTTGGTGTGAACGACCTCCGCTTCAATAAAGTGGTCGATAAGCTCCATCGGGTCAATGTCCTCAAGGGTGTAATCGCCCATAGCGGTCTTGGCAAAATAGGAGAAAGCGTTCAGAGCCTTTTCGTTCGGTTCATCGTTCTTGTCCTTGATGGTGAAGCGTTCGGTCTGAGTCATACCCGCCGCGTTCACGAGCTTAATCTCAATCTTGCCAAACTCCTCATCGTAGGACGCATCGTAAATGCGGAACACATAAGTTCCCTCCGGGATAAGAGTGAAACCACTCGTCATAGGGATTCTTGCCATGTTATTTACCCTCCTTATTTCACCGTCATGCGGTATTGTTCAGATTTCTTCTGATATTTGTCAAGCAGACCGTCCTTTTCCAAAGCCTTTTTGTCGATGGTCGTGGTCTCCGAGCGGGACACCGACCAAGTGTAGGTCGCGCCCTTGATTTCAACTTTTTTATCACCGTCACGGAACTGCCCCATAGCGTGTTCCTTGATGATGTTGTTGATTTCACCGAGCCGCTTTTCCTTATCGGCGATAGTAGCGGTGGTCTTGTCGATTTCACTCTTGAGACTTTCCGCTTCGGTGATAAGGGCGTTGATGTCGGTGTCGGGTGCAAGACTGTGAGTACGCAGAGCCGCAAGCAGTTCAGCGTCCTTTTTCTCGTCATAGACAGGGGAAATACCGCTGTCCACATACTCAGCCCACCAGTTTTCAACGAACTTGATTTTGTCCTCGAAATCGGGGTAACGCTCACTCACCTTGAACTCCACAGTAATGGTGTTCTTGATGTTCGGCGTGTACTTCGTGGGGTCAGCGTAGTCCTTTTCTTCAAGGAAAGACGCGACCATAATCACATTGTCCACACCGAGCAGGTAAGCGTAGAGGGCGGCTTGCAGAGCGTAATATTCGGGAGCGTCATTCTGCCAGTCCTCGATACGCTTGGTGGTCTTCATTTCGAGAACCGTATCAACCGTACCGTCCTCGTCCACACCGAGGAAGTCCCACATACCGCCGAAATGCTTACTGTTGGGGAAGAAATCGCCCCAAGTGGATTTGAAATAATCCTCACCGTAGCGGTCAGTCGGAGTGATGATGTCCATGCCGTAGGACTTCTTCATATACTCAGCCTGTTTCGGTTCGATTGCCTTACCTGCCTTGGTGTAGATAGTGTCCTCAAACGGGGTCTCATAGGTTTTGGTGATTGCAAGCCACATCTCGAACGGAGTAGACCACGGGTTCAGACCGAGAATTGTGGCAAAGCGAGTGCCTGTGACTTTCTTGGTGCGCTTCGGCGGGTTGATTTTAATTTGTTTGCTGTCAAGCCATTCCATTACTCGTTACCTCCCTCAAGCATAGCGGTGATTTTCTGAATGAGTGTTTCACAGTCAGACTTACTGATAGAGGTAAAGCCCTCCGTCTGAACTGCAATCTGAGCAATCATTTCCTCCTTGGTCGGGTCAGCGTCCTTGAGCTTTTTCAGCACTGCCTTGAGACCCTTAATCTGCAATGGGGTTGCGTTGTCCTGCGGGGCGGTGAGTTCCTGCTTCACTTCCTGTCGCTGTTCTGGAGTAGCCGGAGGAGCTTTCGGAGCGGGTGCGGGAGTAGGTCTGCCAAGCTCACCGTCAATGCTGTCGCTCTCACAAATATCGAGCGCAATCATATACAGGTAGCGGCGCATATAGGTGATGGAAGAACCGAGAGCTTGCATTTCGTTGGTAGCCTGTTTTCCGGCGTTGCTGATAATCGGAGCAATCTGATTGAACGGGGCAACAAACGGGATATACTCCTCATCGGGATTGTCGATGTTGACAATCTTCATCGTTGCCACATCAGAGGTAAAGGTCACGATAGGGATAAGACCGACCTCACTGAAAATGCGGGTGGCAGTAGGCACAATATCGTCAAGCTCGAAATACTTGAACGACAGGTGCATATTCTTACCCGTTTTCTGCACATCGGCTTGCAGGAACATCTCCCTTGCCTTGAGCAATTTCTGATAAACATTCAGAGTGACGGTCTCTTTCTTTGCAGTAGTAGCCATTTTGCGTTTTCCTCCTTTTTTCTTTTCGGGCTTGATACCCAAGAAATCATTGATTCGCTTTTTTGCCATTTCGATATAGAATGTTCTGTCTACATCGTCTATGGTTAGATGATTGTCATTGTCGATGATACAGTGGTCGGGGAGCATTTCGATTTTCGCAGTAGCGTCCGTCTCAGCTTTGACCTTGAATAATTTCCCGTACCGCTCGTCTGCCGTAGCATATACACGGTTTACTTTCTGCACCGGGACTTGCTCACCATCGACAATGTGATAGGCTTCACGGTATTTCGCACCTGCCTTTGCTATCAACTGGAAGTCGAAAATATCCGTACTGCCGTTAATTGTTTCCTCAACGGGTGTACCGTGGACGAAATACTCAATGAGAGCTTTTTTGACGATAACCATATTGTTGTTTATCGCCCACGCACCCTTTACGGACACGCCATAGTTCAGATAGCCGCCAACCGTCTTGACCTCACCATCGGTCTTAATCATCAAGAGGTTGTTTACATCTTTAATCCAAACCCGCTGAATATCATCGACCTCAAGCTCGAACTTCGTTTCCGCTTCCCAAGCGTGGACGATTTCGTCCACGAGAGCCAGTTCCGTTTTGTCGATGGAGTACATCAGACCATCGGTATTGAGGTTCAAGAGCTTTATCGTCTTACAGGCGTTCAGCAGACGCATGGTAAGTACCGTTAGGAACAACTGTCCCGATATTCGCAGAGAGCGGGTCGGGAGCGGGTCATACAGGTCGTTGTAGCGGTTTTCCTGTGCGCCGGACACGGTATTGAGCGGTAGCTTCAAGTCCTTTGCTGTCTGCTTATCCCCGTTGTGCTTCGCCTGTATACGGTCACGCTTGATAGCGTAGAACAGTTCGGGGTCGGGGACATTACGGGACAAGTAGTTGTAAATCTCAATCAGAGAGGGGTACAGACTTGATACATCTCTGTTCTGAATGACCCTATCCTCTGTTGCTTCCTCGTAATAGCCTGTCAGACTGCCGTGGACACCACCCCAAGCGTATTTACAGGGCATACCGCCAATCTCAATCTCAAATGAGGTCTTAAACAGAACCTCATCGGGAATGGACTTATCGTGAATGGTCTCGAAAAAGTCCAGTATCGGCTTGGGGATAACGGCGGTATCGAGGTTTGCCGGATAGACATACTCTCGTCCATCGTCCCATTCTTTACGCTCTGCCCGTAACATCATTGCGGTTAGCTTGGCATTGGTGGCGGCGAGGGACTTGACCTCATCAATTCCTGCTCGTTTACCGAGGTTCTTTTTGGTCTTGAGGTAGTCCGCTCTGAGCTTCATCAGCTCGTGGGTAGCGTCAACATCGTGCTTACAGTAGTGAACGGTCTGTTGTAGTTCCTCCTCTGTAAGCGGTCTGTCGAGGTCGAATGACACCTCCGTTTCTTGAATATCCATTCCCATGTGACCCTCAATAGCCTTGAGGGATAGACCCAACTGAACATCATCTCGAATGTCCACATTGTTGAAGCGGAAGTAAAATGTCTTGAGGGGAGCGTATTCCCAACCGCGACCGCCGCCGATGAGGAAATCGTTGAGTCGCTTGATTTCCTGCGGGGAAAAATCGTTTGCGGCGGCTTTAATGATGAATTGGTCGTAGTGTTTGGAGTTAAATCCAACATAGATACCATCGTCATACAGGCACTCTCTGAGAGCTTCGCTGTCGTTGTGAATGACCGTATGCGTCCCCGTTTCCACATCTTTGAACACTACAATCCAGTCAAAGGCAAAAACCTCAACATCGTATACAATCAGTCTCATTTTCGTAACCTCCTACTCCAACGGGTTTTCATTTCGGAGGGAATGGGTTGTCCCTTATCACGAACACCTGTCCAATGTGTTCCCCCGGCTTCTCCATCACAAACAAAATTGCTTGCCTTTAGGGACGCTCCGTTTTCAGATTTGAGAATGTAGGTAATTACTCTTTCGTACCCCATTTCTTTTGCGATTCTGCAACACGCGCCGTAAAGCATTGAACAAGCATTGTAATGACCGTCTGTCACGCACAACCGATTGATTTCGCAGGTCAGCCCATCGTCAAGGTGTCTGCTTACTGGTCTTCCGCATACAGCTACCCCGATTAGCACATCTTTTTCATACAAGCCAACGCTAAACTTGCAACCGACCGTAGGTTTGTGATGTCGATGATGGAGAGCGATAAAATCGCAAGCCGTGCGAAAAGTTATAGGTTTAATTGTCATTTCTCACTCTCCCTCCGTATAGCGGAAGTAACACCCGTTCTTTCGATAGGTTGTACACCGCTTTTTATAGGACTTCACGAGATAGGGAATATTGTCCACAAAGTCATAGGCGATAGCGTCCTCTTTATCATCAAAGGTACGAGCAATTCTGCCGATACTCTGTGTGATAACCGCGTAATCGTTCTTGGGTGTTGCCAAGAACAACCGCTCTAACCGAGGAATATCCAACCCCTCTTTTGCGAGGGAGTAAGTAGCGAACAGGTACTTCTTTTTACCGCTTCGCATATCCTCAATCGCTTTTTCTCGTTCAGCCTTTCCCTTTTTTGTTGTCATATTGCCGCTCACCATTACGGCATTTTCCCTCATGCTTCGAGGGAGAGCGTTCATAAGCCGTTCAAGGTGTTCCAGTCTGTCGGACAGAATAAGACAGGAATGGTCTGCTTCCGATACAATCCATGACGCTATGAACGCTATACGGTAATTATCGTAACAAAGGTAGGTAATGAGCTTTGCGTAGTTCAGCGTACCGTCTGAGTTCAGACATTCACGGCTGATTTCCACGCCTGTCCCAACAGGGGTGATACCTACTTTCATAATCTTGTCTCCCACGGCTTCATCGGGAACGGTGTAAACCACATGACCGAGTAGGGCATAAGTAGCTTCAATCATTCCGTCCGAGCGGTGTACCGTAGCGGAGAGACCGATTTTATGTCGTGCCGACAAGCTGTTCAGAACCTTGTAGAACTGCGTCATAGCGGTAGGTGTTCCCGCTACGCGGTGGCACTCGTCCACGATAATCACATCAAAGAAATCCTTGTACTGTGCGAGGTCGAGCTTGCACATCGTTTGGATAGTGGCAAATGTGATACCCTTACCGATATTGACCTTACCCTCTGTGATAGTTCCGATGAGGTCTGAGTCCATATACATTTCGGCGCGAGCCTTACTCTGCCGGAGCAGGTCGAGTGTGTGGGTGAGCCACAGGGCGCGCTTTCCGAACCGCTTTGCAAGGGCAATCCCCATCTGCGTTTTCCCGCTACCTGCCGCGCTCTGCAAGATACCGTATTTCGCGGCGTACAGAGCGTCCACAGCGGTCTTTTGGTAATCGTAGAGTGGAATATCCACCCCGCCATAAGACACGCTCACAGGGATAGAAAACGCGCTCTGAAAGGTGCTTTCTTTTGCGATACAGTCTGGCAGGTTTCGGAGCGTCCCAAAGGGAAGAACCAAGGTGTTGCCGCGCGTCTCGTACAGGGTCAGCGTTGCGGGGGTATTTCCGAGCCAAAAGTGCATACGGGCTTTCTTGGTATATTCGGGGTTCGTAATCGTGAGGTTGCGTTTGCACCACATCAATGCGTCCTGCGTGGGGTTCTCGATGGTGAGGACATTTGATACAGTTACATTCATGTTGCAACACCCCGCCTTAACCATTCCTCAAGGGTTTCAGCATATTCGGTGAACCATTCTTCGGAGAGATTTGCTTTATCGGCAAGGTCAAACTGCCAAAGCTCTACCATGTAAATGTTCTTGGTGAACTTTACTGCAAACCAACCAGTACCGTTTCCACTATCGTCCCATAGCTTCATCGACATTCGCTGATTGTCCTCAATGCGGGACAGACGGAACACTTTGCCGGAACATACTTTGCAGTCAATGAGAAACGGTGTCCCGTTTTTTACTGCGATAACATCTGCGGGTTGTCCCGCCGCGTTCTGTGCGAGGTTGTGAACCCAATAGCCGTTTTGGAACAGCTTCTCGCAAAACTCAGCTTCAAAGCCGTTGCCGATTTTCTTGTTACTCACGGCACACCTCCCGAATATTCTCCAATTTTTCACGGAGGTCTTCGTTCTGTACGGTAAGCTCGTCAATCTGTCCGTTGTAGGAATCCTCGATTTCTTCAATCACATCACGGAAATACTGAACCGCTTCGTACCCCATGTACCGTTCGAATAGATATTCAAAATCCTGTCGATTGAACAGGGTTTCAACTTTTTTATCCAACAGTTCAATTACTCTTGGCATTTTGAAGCACCTCCTCGTAATTTTGCATGAGACCGAGAATCGTGTTGGAATAGGCAATTTCCTTGACCCCGTTCTCCCATGCTTTTCTTGCGCCGTAGTCACCCATGTTGTAAGCCATAAGAGCTTTCGTGAGGTCTCCGTCATAACGGCTGACATACGACCCGATGATTTTCACGCCGCAGAACACATTCTGATAAGGGTCGAGCATATCCGCACACCGATACTCCTCGTTGAGCCATGTGTGGTTGACCGCGTTGATTTGCATGAGTCCATAATCGTCCGTTTTACTTACAATTTCGGGATTAAATTGACTCTCATGCTCAATCATTGCATAGATGAGTGTTACAGGGACATTTTCATCGGCACACACTTCATAGATGAACCTCTGCAAGCTATGTGAGAGAGGAACATCGAAATAGAAGATGTCCGATGTTTCGGGGAGCTTGTTTGCGCTATATACAGGGACTTCTACGGTCTCCGTGACGGTAACGGTTTTTGTCTTTGCAGGAGCGGTCACTCTGCCGATTTCGAACGCGATAGCCGCAATTACTACAAGGACGATAAGTAATCTTACGAGTCGGTTTCTGTTGACTCGTTTTTTAGTTCTTCTACACTCAGTAGCCATTTTTGATAGTCCTCCTCGTTCTTAGGGTCTTGGTAGAACCGTTCCAAAATCCCCATCAATGGTCTTGCGAGGTCGCTCACCTGTGACTCAGTGAGCTTCAAGTTCAGTGAGGATTCTGTCACATTCATCGAGGACTCGCTTCGCCTTTGGATAGGTATAGACCCCGCGAATAATACTCGACATTTCGGGCGGCTGAACTGTGATACCTCGCTTACGCAGTTCAAGAATCATATCCACCTGCTTTACGCCAAGTGCTTCCATTCGCTTCTGAATCTGACTCATCGAGATTTCCTCCTTTCGTGGTTCTTGAAATCGAAATTGCCATTGACAAAAAGGCGAATTATTGTTATTATTGTTATAGGACTAATCCGCTTCAACTTCCCGAAAATTGCCGTTTTCGAGAGGTCGGTTTCTTATTGTCAATTCGGATATTCCGAACTTCTTGTTATTAGTATAATTCTTATTATCTGAATTGTCAAGAGGTAAATTCATAATATCCGAATTATTTTCCGAGGAGGGAACTCTATGACTTTTGCTGAGAACATCAATCGTATCTGTGCCGAGCGTGGCACGAACCTAACCGCCGTTATCAAACAAATAAAAAATGGACAGTCTTCATACACGACTGCCATCAATAAACGAGGTTCTATACCAAACCAAGAGGAATTGCTTGCTCTCGCCAAAATTCTGCAATGCTCTGTAATGGACTTTTTTGCCGATGAAGAAGACCTCTGCTGTGAGAAAGCTGTACCCGAAAATGAGGACGAGGAGGACATTCTAAAGGTCTATCGTGCGTTACCTCGCCGAGCCAAGCATGAGTTTATGGCAATGGTTTATGATTTCGGAGACCGAAAAGAATACGAGGGGGATAAAGCAAACGCTATCGGTTGAGCGCGTCATTCCCATTGAGTTACTTTACCGAAAGCGTGAATTGGAGGTGAGACTACGAAAGCAGTAATCTATGCTCGATATTCGAGCCACAATCAAAGAGAGGAGTCCATAGAGGGTCAGCTCCGAGAGTGTCACGAGTTTGCCATCAAAAATGGATTTACCATCATAAACGAATACATTGACCGCGCCCTTTCCGGCAAGACAGATAATCGTCCGAGCTTTCAGCGTCTCATCAAGGACAGTGAAAAGGGACAGTTTGAAGCGGTAATCATGTACACCCTTGACCGTTTTGCCCGTAACAGATACGACTCTGCTATCTATAAAGCTAAACTGAAAAAGAATGGGGTACGGGTCTATTACGCAAAACAACCCATGCCGGACACGCCGGAGGGCATTATCCTTGAGTCTGTCCTTGAGGGATATGCCGAATATTATTCAGAGAACCTTGCCCGTAACATCAAGCGAGGTATCAGAGAGAACGCCCTCCAAGGTCTTGCCACTGGTGGTGCAAACCTCCTGCTTGGCTATACCGTAGGTGAGGACAGGAAGTACGCCGTTGACCCTGTTGGGGCAAAAATCGTGCAGGAAATATTTCAGCTCTACGCTGATGGTATGTCGGCTACCCAAATCATCAACTACTGCAACGAACGAGGGTATAAGACAGCACGAGGTAACGCTTTTAACAAGAACAGTCTCAAGACCATTCTCCGAAACGAGAAATACATCGGCACATACAAGCTCATGGACATTGTTATTCCCGATGGTATGCCCGCTATCATAGACAAGGTACTGTTTGAGAAAGTACAAGCTATGCTCAAGCATAATGGGAAAGCAAGGGCAAAGGCGAAAGCCCACGAAAACTATCTGCTGACTACCAAACTGTTCTGCGGTCATTGTGGTAGTCCGATGGTCGGTGAGAGCGGCACATCAAAAACAGGGCAGGTGCATCATTACTACAAATGCACAAAGGCAAAGCGGGAACACGCTTGTAAAAAGAAATCCGAACGAAAAGACTGGATAGAGAAACTGGTAGTCCGCTATACAGTTCAGAATGTGTTGACTGATGAGAATATCGCCCTTATTGCAAAACGGGCTATGGAAATCATCGAAAAAGAATCCGCAGATACCACCTACTTGGACGGTCTCAATGCTGAACTGAAAGATGTTCAGAAAAAAATAAAGAACCTTGTCTCCGCAATAGAGCAAGGTATCATTACTTCTGCTACCAAAGACCGCCTTGACGAACTGGAACAGGAGAAGTCAAATATTGAGGGTCTTATCGCTCGTGAGGAAATGAAAAAACCGCTCTTGAACGAGAACCGTATAAAATACTGGTTATCTTCGTTCAAGAGCGGAAATGTTGATGATGAGGATTACCAACGGCGCGTGATTGATACATTGGTAAACTCTGTATATGTGTATGACAATGAAGATGGTGGAAAGCGGATTGTGCTAACATTCAATCTTTCGGGCAATAATACCGCTACTCTCACGAGTTCGGATATTGGGTGTTATGCTCCACCAAAAAGTTCCTGATTTCTGACGAAATCAGGAACTTTTTCAGCCTGTCAAAGAACCCCAGCTTTCAGAAAGCGAAAGCTGG